TTTCTGTAACTACCTTGAACTCCCACTGACGATCAGCACAGAACTCCCGTGCCATCTTCCATTTTGCTTGATTCTTTGCATATTCATATGCTTCACGAATATATCCTTTTGTTTGTCTCTTTGGTTTTACAGGTGGTTTTGTTTGTTTCGCTGGTTTCACTTCAATTACATATCTTTTTATTTTACCACCACGTTCCTTGACTTTCATATAAAAGTCAGGAAAGTAACGATGTACACGATTATCAACGGGTGAACGATAAGGTATCGCAATTTCTTCACTTGCCCACTCCAATATATTATCATTCTTATCACAATAAACCATGAACTTTCTTTCCCATAGTGATCTATAGATGATATTTGTTGGATCACCTTTATACTTTTTGGGATAAGAGGGGTAGTATTTTCCCTTATAAGACATCTAAATAGATATGTTACGTAGTTTTATTTAGAGTGCCAGCACCGAGACCAAGACCAATATCAGATTTTTTACCTAGATTTCAGAATGTAGCACAGACATCTCAATACTTAGTAAAGTTTGCTCTACCTAGTAATCAATCAAGTGGTGGATTGCGTTCTTTTTTAAGAAGAAAAGGTGTGAATGATCGTTTTGTAGTTGAAGATGCAGGATTATTATGTAGTGGTGCACTTTTACCAGGAAGTGCATTAGCATCCATTGATACTCGTGGAGATTTCCAAGGTGTTGTAGAAAGATTTGCTCATACTCGTAACTTTACTCAGATTCAATTAGAGTTTTATGTAGATAATGAATATAAATCAATGAAATTTATAGAACATTGGATGGAGTATATTACTGGTGCAAATACTAATTTAGCAAGTGATGCTTATCATTTTCAATTAAATTATCCAGAAACTTATAAATCAAATGAAACAAAAATTATAAAATTTGAAAGAGATTATAATCGATTTTTAGAGTATCGTTTTATAGGACTATTTCCTTTAGCATTAAATTCTACAAGAGTATCATATCAAGGATCACAGGTATTAAAAGCGTCAGCTTCATTTAGTTATGATAGATATATTTGTGGTGAATCATCATCACTCGCCAGAGATTTAAAGAGAGCTTTCAATGAAATATTTAATTTAGGAAATCCTGTAAGAGATGGAGGAAGCGTATCTGATAATCAAAATCTTATTAATCAAAATGCTTATGGTATAATAACAAGGTCAGGTTTAGATACAAAAAATTCAGAAGCAAATGGAAAATATGGCGGAACCGATACATCACAGAATAGTTCAGTTCGTCCATCAAGTGTAATAACACAATATGAGAGGTAGTAGTATTAAAAAACCTCTATAAATAATCACACTGAAGTGCTTAGAATATTATGCCTTTACCAACAATTTCAACACCAACTTATGAGTTGGTGCTTCCTTCGTCTAATCGAAAGATAAAATATAGACCTTTTCTTGTGAAAGAAGAGAAAATTTTGATTATAGCTTTAGAGTCTCAAGATCAAAAACAAATTGCAACTGCAGTAAAAAGTATTTTATCTACTTGTATTCTGACGAAAGGTATAAAGGTTGATAAATTATCAACTTTTGATATTGAATACTTATTTTTAAATGTACGTGGTAAATCTGTTGGAGAACAGATTGAAGTCATGGTAACATGTCCTGATGATGAAAAAACACAAGTCCCTACATCAATTAATATTGATTCTATAAAAGTTCAAAGAACTGAGGGGCATTCACCAGATATAAAATTAGATGATACATATACTCTCAAAATGAGATACCCCTCATTGAATGAGTTTATTAAATCAAATTTTTCTGCTGGTGATATTAATGTTAATGACACTTTTGATTTGATAGCATCTTGTATAGATCAGATTTATTCAGAAGAAGAATCTTGGACACAGGAAGATTGTACAAGCAAAGAATTAGTTGAATTTTTAGAATCATTAAATTCCTCACAATTTAAAGAGATTGAAAAATTCTTTGATACCATGCCAAAATTATCTCATAAAGTTAAAGTTATCAATCCAAATACAAAAGTTGAAAGTGAAATTACAATTGAGGGGTTGCAGAGTTTTTTCGGATAAGTATGGCACATGAGGATCTAGTGTCATACTATAAATTAAATTTTGCCTTGATACAGCATCATAAATATAGCTTGACGGAGCTAGAAAACATGATTCCTTGGGAGAGAGAAATATATGTTTCACTTCTCCAACAATATATTGAAGAGGAAAATCTAAAAGCACAACAAGAACGTAATGGATGAGTTCGGTTCACCAATATCAGGAGGAATAAGGGCAGTTAGGAGAAATATTTCTTCTAGTTTTCTTGGTGCATCGCAAAATTCACAACCAGATACTGTAACAACTGATTTGTTACAAGAACAATCATTGAAACTCACATCAGTTTCAGGTCAATTACAAAACATATCAAGACAAGTTGCAACTTTAGATTTTAATTTAAAAAGTGTAAAAGAAAATTTAGCTTTAGGTGATCAACTTGAAAGACAAAGAGAAGCAGCAAAGCAAAATAGAGAAAGAATATTAGCAGAACAAGGATTAAGAGAAGGCAAAGAGAGTGCTCTTGAAAATAAAATACAATCTAGTTTAGCACAACCACTTCAGAAAATAGGTGTTAAAACTCAAGGTATATTAAGTCAATTAACGAATTTTTTATTTACACTTGCTGGTGGTTGGTTAACAGTAACTGGTATTGACTTACTCCAAGCGATGGCAGAGGGTAATGTTGATAAGATTAATAGATTAAAAACTAAATTTTTAGTTGGTTTAACAGTCATACTAGGTTCTTTAACTGCTATCAAGATAGGAATGAAAAAAGTTCTTGGTATATTAGCAGTTTTTAGTGGTAATGTAGCAAAAATTGCCTTTGGGGGAATATTTAAGGCAGCTTTGACAGGTGTAAAGATATTATTAGCTGGACTTGTTAAAAAAGCAGCATTATTGACAGCTGGAGTTCTTACTGCAGGTGGAATTGGTGGTTTTCTCACCCGTATACTTGCAGATTATCTTGGTTTTAAGGCATTAGGATCTGGTGGTAGAATAATCAAAAAAACATTTTCAAAGACTTTAGGAAGAAAAATAAATCCAAGACAATTTCAAAATAGACCACTTAGAAATATTAAAAAAATAATTAATCCTAATGCGTCAAAAACTGGTATTTTTGGTAGAGTAAGAAACTTTTTTCAGGGTACGGAAAAATTTCAGTCAGTCCCTCCTAAACTGAATACACAAAAATTTTTCAGTGGTTCTGATCCAACTATGGCAGCTGGTCAATTAAACAAACCAGTATCATTAGGAAGAAGTGGTGGTCTTTTTGGTAGAGCAAAAGGCTTATTGAATAGAGGTAAAAATTTACTTGATGATGGAGTAAGGGCAGTCTCTAAGACTGGAATTGTCAGCAAGGCAAAGAATTTAACAAAAGGACTACCAAAAGTTGGTTTTGGTAAATTATTAGGAAAGGCATTAGGACCATTTATAACATTTTTTAGTGAATTGTTAAGTGAAGATGGTGGTTTAATGTCCGCACTTGCAGCGACAGCAGGTTTTATGGCAGGTGCAAAAGTTGGTGCTATCGCTGGTGGTGCAATAGGTGCTTTATTTGGTGGTGTTGGTGCTGCACCAGGTGCATTCATAGGTGCTTTGATTGGTGGTTTTGCTGGTGAGTCAGTGATGAAAAATCTTTCCAAGAAAATAATGAATGCACTTGGAATGAAAGATATAAAAGTTTTTAACAGAGATAAAAAAGAGGGAGATGAAGTCGAAGCTATAAAAGGTAACTCAGAAAACATAACGCCAACTAAAAATAATAATCTTGATGCTGCTAATAAAATAAGTGATTTTTCAGAAAATGATACTGAGTTTATCATGGCTGGTTCAGATAATAGTGTGGGTGGTTTCCAAGATTTTGGTGGTGTTGAAAGTACATCATCATCAAAAACTACCATACCATCAATACATTTTGATAAGCAAAATCCACATACTCATTCAACAACATCAGTTTTAGGAGTATCAGATTAAGATGAGTATAAGATTACGTAGGACTTCATTAAGAAAATCATCAATAGGTATTGATTCTATTCGTAAATCAATTACAAATTTATCTGAAGGACTAGTTTCTATAGGTAAACAATCAAGTGAATTGTTGAAAGAAACAAGAAAATCTAATCTATTTAAAAGTACTTTAATTCGTCAAGATGCAGAATTTTTTAAGAAAAGGAGAGAAAATGCTTTAAGAAAGCAAAGAGAGGATGAACTTGAAGCATCTACAGTTACAGGAGTTACAAAAAGACAAGGAAACTTAGCACAAAAGAGCACTAAAGGATTTTTAGGTAGGATATTAGATTTTGTTGGTACATTAATTATAGGTTGGGCTTTAATTAATCTACCAAAAATAATAGAGGCTTTTAAGAAATTATTTGGATTTATTAAAAGAATTGTCGGTGTATTCACCGCATTCATAGACGGGATGAGAAACTTCTTTGATTCTATTGGAGCAGGAATAGATAACTTTCTCACTATATTCAATAGATTTGATTTTCGTGAAGATGATAAAAATATTAAAGAAACATTTGAAAACACTGAAAACAATCTAACAAAATTAAATAAAGATTTTCTTGAATCAGTTAATCTTTTAGTCTTAGATGAAGACATACGAAAAGCAAAAAAGGTCGCAGATGATTTAGGAATAGAAGAGGAATTTAAAGCACCTCAAGAAAAAGACTTTCAAGATTTAGTAGAAGACGATTTTGAGGATACCTCTGCAGTTGAAAAGGATGAAGAAAATATCTCTGAGGATAATTCAATAGAAGATACAACAACAGGACCAATACCGATAATTACAGAGAGAAGAAATATTGGTGGACCTGTAGAGGCAGGGCAACCTGTCATAGTTGGTGATGCAGCTGGAATTGATAGTCGAAGTTCTGAATTATTTGTACCAGATGTAGATGGAAGAATTGTATCAAACAATGAATTAGAGGATGTAGTTTCAAGTAATGAGGGTGAAGGAGAGCTCGATGATTTACTTTCAGAACTTGAAACGGGTGAAGGCACAAGTTCTAGTTCATCAGCTACTCCAACATCTAGTTCGGGTGGTATAACATTAGAAGATGAAAAGAAAAGTGTTCCCTCAATGGTAAGAGGTATAAAAACACCTAGTGATGTTATGTCCATAATTCCCATGTCATTAAGAAAGGAAATTAATTTAAAGGCACCTAAAAAAATTAAAAAAATGATTATGATGGGTGGTAATAATCAAATGCCTCCTCAATTACCATCTATGCCAACAAAAAGCAGTGTAACTAAAATTGTAAATAAAGGAAGTTCTCTATCTGAACTTATACTTCTAACTCAATCAATAGCATTATCATCAGGTTAACATGGCAGCACAAGATAAAAGTATCTATGAAATATTTGAAATAGTATCAAATAACGGTCAAAAAACTGTTGATTTGGTAAGAGGAGTTATATCTTTTAGTTATTATGAAAATGTTTTATCACCAATGATAACTGCACAGGCGGTTATATCCAATACTGGATTTACTATAGAAGATGAAGATGGTGAAATGGCATCCATATATAATGGATTGCCATTGAATGGTGGTGAAGTAGTTAATATAAAAATTCCTTCAACTGGTTTAGGTCCAGATATGGAGTTTACAAAAAAGAATGGAAATGAATTTTATGTTTCATCAATTACAAATGTTCTTATAGACGCTGAGAGGGAAACATTTGTTCTTAATTTAGTTTCTAGAGAAGCCATAACAAATGAAACACAGAGAGTTGGAAATAAGTTTTCATCATCACAAAAAATTTCTGATAGTGTCAAAGATATAGTCAAAAAATTTTTACTAAGTGATAAGAATGTTGATGTTGATGACACTCAAAATCCATATGGATTTTATGGTAATTTGAAAAAACCTTTTTACTTACTTACTTGGTTAGCATCAAAATCAGTGCCAGCAGAAGTGGGTGGGAAAAGTGCCACTGCAGGATATTTTTTCTTTGAGACAAAAGAAGGATATCATTTTAGATCGGTTGATAGTTTAGTATCTGGAGAACCTTTTGATATAGAGTACACATATACGCCAGGTATTATTGATAATCAAGATCCCCAAAAAGATTATAAGATTCTAGATTATACAACAATTAGAAATCAGAAGATGATTGAAAATTTGCAAAAAGGTTCTTATTGCACATATCGAATGTATTTTAATCCTGTAGACTCAACGTTTACATCACCACAACAAGGTACTTTCAGAGTGTCAGATTATGCAGAAAAAATGGAAAATTTAGGGAGAGACTTTAAGATTCATTTACCACCAGTTGATAAAGGAGGTCAATCTTTGGGAAATGTACCAAGTCGATTCATGACTGGTACATTAGATTTTGGTATCACTGAGAAAAAGGATGCGAATTCTAGAAAGAAAAATGCTGATCCGATGGAATATCATTCACAAGCAATGATGAGATATAATACAATTTTCACACAGGTATTAAATATAACAATTCCATTAAATACATCACTTGCAGCGGGTTCAATTATAAAATTAAATTTTGCTAAAGTTACAATTGAAAAAACAAAGGTAAAAGATGTTGAGCAAAGTGGTCTATATATGATAAAGGAGTTAGTTCATTTTTACGATATCAAAGGTTCATTTAGTAAATTAAAATTAATTAGGGATACCACGGGGAAGAAAGATAAATGATTGAAAACCTTCTATTAAAAAGCAATTTTCTAGGCAGAGATGGATTCACTTGGTGGATTGGACAGATACCACCTGCGAAAACATGGGCACTTCAGTGGAGTAAAAAACCAAAAGCATGGGGAAATCGAGTTCGTGTTCGTATCATGGGGTATCATCCACAAAATACGACAGAACTTGCAGATGAAGATTTACCTTGGGCTACTGTTCTTATGCCAGCAACTGCTGGTTCAGGTAAGGGAGGCGATAAAAATAAAGTAAAAGTCAAACCAGGTGACGTAGTTATTGGATTCTTTTTAGATGGTGATGATGCACAACAACCAGTCATAATGGGTGTTTTTGGTAATTCAGAATATGTTGTAAATAAGGAACCACCTTCACCGTTTGTTCCGTTCTCTGGTTATACTCCTGAAACAAAACCTGGTGGAAAAGTAATCATAGAAGAAGAATCTAATGGTGGTTCAACTCCTAAAGAGAGAACTGTTGTTGTTGAGGAAGATAGGGCAAAAGAATTAACGAATCAAACTGGAGTTGAGTATCGTTCTGTATCTGATGCAGTTGGTTCGTGTGTAGCGTTAGCTGGAACTTCAGAACCAGAGGAAATACAAACTAACTTAAAGAATGCGACGAAAGAATACAAGAATCTTACAGGACCGAATAAAAATAAATTAATATCAAATTTGTCTAAAAAGATTGGAGGTATCTCAAATAAGTTTACAGGAGATTTAACTAAGAATGCGATGACCTCACTCGCACCTAAATTAAATTCTGGTTTAGATGTCTTATATGGTGATGTATTTTCAAAGGTCGTTGCTGCAACAAAAAATACTGCGATTGCAAAAAAAGCAGGAACTGCTGCACAAGCAGCTATGTTAGGACCAGTTGGTGCATTACAAAAGAAAGCACCCTGTGTGATGGAAGCGATTGGTAATACTATGTTACCTGATATCAGATCTATGCTTACATCGTTCCTTGATAATGTAGAAAATCCAACCTCTTGTATGAATGAACAGTTTATGGGTAGTATTTTTAATAAAATTATAAGTGGTATTGGTAAAGAACTTGCCCCAGAACTTGGAGGTGTTGGAAAGATATTGGGTGGATTTGATATGATAAGTGATTTAAGAGGAAAAGCAGAGGGATTACTAGGTATACAGGAAGCAATCAAATGTGTTGCACCAGGAACTGCTAATGTTAAAAGTAGTATTTGGTGTCTTGGTAAGGGTCCTATGAATATGCCAGGTGTAACAGGAGCAGCGATTATGAGTGCTGCTAATGCTGCTCAATCATTACAAGAAGCTGCTGGTGCAGCAGGTGGCATCTTAGGTCAATTAGGTGGTTTTGGTCAGTTTGATTTTATGAACTCTGATGTGAGTAATTCTAATTATTCAGGTGAGTGTAACGCATCACCACCAACAAATTGCAAAGGTATGCAAATTAAATTGTTTGGTTCAGATGGTGAAGGATCACTTGCAGAACCAATAGTCGGTGCTTTAGTTGGGGATGGATTGGCACAACAAACTGGAAGTTTAATTGGAGTTAAATTAACTAATCCTGGTCAAGGATACACCGTACCACCACTAGTTGAGGTTACAGATAATTGTGATCGGGGATATGGTGCAAGTGCAAGAGCGATTATTGACTATGACCCTGCATCACCAACTTATCAACAGGTAACAGATATCTATGTTATTACACCTGGTGAAAATTATCCCGTAATAGATGAAAACTCAATTGATAATGAATATATTATTGATCATGTTGCTGTAGTAAGTCCTGGTCAAGGTTATAAAAATGATGACATTATTACTGATAATGTCGGTAATGAGTATATAAAATTTTTAGATGATGATGGACGTATACTAAATGTTATACCTCCAAATCCAGTTGTAACAAATGTATCACCTGTTAAAGATGTTCCACAGTTGACTATACAATCATCAACTGGATTTGGTGCAATAATAAAACCACAAATAGCTCCAAGACCATCCTATCAAGGAGAAACAAAACAAGTTATTGATTGTATTACCCCAAGAAATAATATTATTGGATATGTCAATGGTGAACCATATTATGGTGCATTTCATGTACATCCAACAAAGGGTGTTAAGATGGTTGGTGCTAAACACGTTGCAACTGCCCATGCCATAATTTATGACTCACCTGCTGAAAGTAGGGCATCAATTGTTAGTGCAACCCCATCTACAACAACAATTTTAAGAAATGTGGCACCACTTGCTACAGATCCTAATACATCAGATTCATCTTATATACCACCAAGTTCAACACCATTAGGACCTCCAGCAAGTTCACCTCCAAGTTCACCACCAAGTAGTCCACCTAGTTCACCTCCAAGTTCACCTCCAAGTGGTCCACCTAGTTCACCTCCAAGTTCACCACCGAGTAGTCCACCTAGTTCACCACCTAGTTCACCTCCAAGTTCACCTCCAAGTTCTCCTCCAAGTAGTCCACCTAGTTCACCTCCATCAGGTGGTGGTTATGGTTACTGATAAATATTAATACGAGAATCTAACATATGGCAGTTAACACAAATCTACAAAACTGGGCACTATGGGATTTTGATCAAAGACCCAATTTTAAAATTCAGACGGGTAATCCGACTGTAGGGTTTGGTGGTGCATCTGTATTTCAACAGATAACAGAACAAAATAGTCAAACAAGTGTTTGGTCAATTACTGAAGATGGTCAGATGAATCTCTTCAATGATGATTGTATTACTATAGTGGGTGGAGTAACTAAGGATGGTGGTACTTGTCTTAATATTGTTGGAAAAAATGGCGATGTGACAATAACTGCAGAGAGAAATGGTGATATTAAAATAAAAGGGTCAAACATATTAATTGATGCGGACGAAAATATTAATATTTCATCAAGAAAAAATGTTACGATAAAAGGTTCTAATAGTATATTTTTTGATACACCCAACTTAAATACAAATGCTTTAACTGGTAATTTAGCACCAAGAGATGTTACTTTCGGTGGACTGGTTTTTCGTGGAACGAAAGTTGGTAATAATGCTATATCTGATGCATTTACTGGAGGTGCTCTTGATAATCTTCAAGATTTAGCAAAAGAAAAGGCACAGGAAGCATCAAAACAATTGAAAGCATTATCAGGTAATATTGATACTGGTGCTTTGGCTTCTCAGGCATCCGAATTGGGTGGACAATTGCAAAATCAATTAAGTTCTATTGACACAAGTGGATTATCGAATGCACTTAATAACTTTGGGGGATTTTAGTAATGCCAGGTTTTTTAAGGGGCGAAGTACCTAATCCAAATTACGATAGAGAAGATGTAAACCAGTTTAGTCAGATATCTGAGTTTACAAATGATGTGTATGTTTATGGTACACTATACGCTGACATTTTTGCAAAGGATATAGATTTTGGTGACGAGGTAAAATTTACTGATTTAACAGTAGAACGTAATTTTAGGGTACTAGGTCTATCAACATTTATTGGTCCAGTTGATATGGACTATCTCACTGTATATCAACAACTAAATGTCGGTGCGATAGGAACTGTCTTTGTTGCAATTTCTTCTACAAGTGAAGCAGATGGACTTGTTGGTGGTCGTGTTGGTATTGGAACAACTCAACCTGTCAACAGTTTCCAAATCGGTGTGGGTGATACATCATTTAATGTAACTGATTTAGGTTCAGTTGGTATTGGTACTACTCGACCTATAGGAAAATTTCAGATCGCCCATGATTGTATTGTTGTTACTGATGATTGTGATGTAGGTATTGGAACTACACAACCTGTAGATAAGATTCAAATTAACACAGGTAATGATAGTTTTGTAGTCACTGGAATAGGCACTGTTGGAATTGGAACTACAAGTGTTGGTGGTGATTGGACACACACTAGTGTACCTGGTGTGCCTGGTGAATATGATGGTGCAACACAGGGTGAATTAAAATTAGATGTTTTGGGTAGTATTCATGTAGATCGTAATATTTACGATTCACAAGGTTCACCTGGTGTGAATGGATATTATATGCAGAGGGATCAGAATGGTATACGTTGGAATCAAGTTTCACCTGCTGACCTTGATGGGATAAGAGTTCAGGATGAGGGAACAGATTTACCGATTGGTGGAACATCACAACTTTATTCACATCTTAATTTTGTACAGATTAATAGTCAAGGTACGGGAGTTGATAATCTAATTCCTATTCCAAATCCTCAAAATCCAACCACGATTGCCAATATCCAAACTAAAGACTTTTGGGGATTTACTGGTAATGACATCTATAGAATGACAAGAGTTGGTATTAATAATAATTCACCAAGTGCTCAATTAGATATTACAGGAACAGTACATGCAACTGATGCGGTAGATTTTGATTCAACATTAAATGTAGATGGTAATGTTACATTTAATGCCACACTTGATGTTGATGGAGCGACCACACTTAATAATACACTTGATGTTGATGGAG